GAACCTCGCAAACATCGTCAAGCGGCTCAAGGCCGGCAAGACGCTGACCGCCTCGGAGCGCAAGGCGCTCGACGAGTACGAGACGAAGCAGGCTGGCGAGGAATGGGTCAAGGACACGACCGCGCTTGCGAAGGAACTCGGGCTCGGCCGGCGGACGATCTACGAGGCACGCGAACGCTTTCCCGACGAAGCTCCGAAGAAACACCCGGACGGCCGCAAGGAGAACATCAAGGAGTGGCGGCGCTTCTGCGCGGAGAAGTTGATCGGCCGTGACACGGCGACGAAGACGCTTGCCGACCTCAAGGCCGAACTCATGCGCGAGCAGATCGAGCTTGCGCGAGCCAAGAACCGGCGCGAGTCCGGCGACGTCATCGACCGCGAAGTCGTCGAGGAAATGCTCGGCGTCTTGGCGCAGAAGCTCGACCTGCTGCTGCGCTTGAAGCTCGAGGTTGAGCTCGGTCCGCGGGTCGCCGGAAAGTCCGCCGCGGAGGCGAACGTCGAGGGCGGCGCGATCCTCGAGGAGATCCGCGAGGTCGTCGCGGGGAACATCGCGAACTTCCAAGCCGAGGCGCTCGCCGAGCAGAGGGACGCCGAGTGATTCGGACTGTCCGAAAAATAGTTGAAAAAAGTGCTTGCAGAACCGGAGCGGTTGGGTTTTGGTCTGTCTCGTCAACAACGACAACCAACCAAAAAACAACAACGACAATGACCACCAACGAAATCAACTACCTAACCAAAAGCCTTTGGGATTCCGCGATCGCCTCCGCAAAACATCGTCTGCCCGTGATCCTTGCCAAGCGCGAGTCGGATCGCCTAACGGTGACGATCACCGCGACCAAGATCACCCGCCGCGATGGCGAGGCTTTCCCCTTCAAGATTTCTGTTGGATACTGTCGGATGGGCTACTCTCCGATTGAGGTTCGCAGTTTTTATCACCGCAGCATGGTCTTCTTTTCTATCGATCGCCTTGCCGCCGAGTGCTTCGCCGCCGCCGATGCCGTGACCTCTGCTCGCGCCGCCTGATGAAACCCCACGACTGCACCTTCGAGACCTTGCCGGACGGCCGGCAGGTTTGCTTTGAGTGCGATGCACCGAAAAATCCAGCCGCCGTCGCGCTCGGTCGCCTCGGCGGTCGGGTCAAGTCGGACCGGAAGGCCGCGGCTGCGAGGGCCAACGGCAAGCGCGGAGGACGGCCGAAGAAGGCGCCGGCGCCGCAGCCGGCATGACCGACGTCCAGAAGATCCTCGAGAAGTGGCGCCTTCCGCGGCCGGACCGCTCGCCAATCTACGAGTGGGCGCGCAAGCATGTCGTTTTGCCGGAGAGCTACGCGACGCCGGGACCGTTCAACGCGAAGCTCACGCCGTGGCTGCTGCCGATCTTCGACGCGCTGCAAGATCCGCTCGTGCGCCGCGTTCACTTCAGGAAAGCGGTCCAAGTCGGCGGAACACTCGTCGCTGACGTCTGGATTCCGTGGGTCATCGTCAACGATCCCGGACCGATCTCGTGGACCATGCAGACCGAGGACATGGTCGAGCGGCACGCGAAGTCTCGGCTCAATCCGATCCTCGAGCGGTGCAAGCCGGTCTCCTTGATGCTGCCGCGGCCGGGGCCGCAGCGGACAACGACGGAGACTTACTTCGGCGGCTTTTTCCTGACGCTCAACCCGGCGAACCTTTCAACGCAGCAATCGCAATCCATCCGCTACAAGGTCAACGACGAGATCTGGCTTCCGCGGTGGCAGGAGGTGTACGGTCATGCTGTCGCCCGCGTCTCGAAGTTCGAGGAGGTCGGGAGGTCGAAAGTCTACAACGTGAGCCAAGCGCCGATCATGGACGCGGAGACGGGCAACGTCGAAGACACGAGCTTCCGCTCGGGACACGCGGCCGAGTGGTCAGTCGAATGCCCGGCGTGCAAAGGCGTTCACCCGGTCGCGTTCGCGATCCGCGGAGACAAAGCACAGATCGCCGGCGGCGTCGTCTGGGACGCGAAAGCGCGGCGGGATGACGAGACGTGGGACGTCGCTCGCGTCGTCGAAACGGTCCGCTTCCGCTGTCCGCTTTGCCGGCACGAGTCCGAGGACTCGGACGCGACGCGCAACGCGTGGAAACGCACCGGGCGCTATGTCGCAACGAATGCCTCCGCGCCGGCCGACGTCCGCTCTTTCCGCGTCGAGGCGATTGTCTCGCGTCCGATGCGACTCCTCGCCGAAGAGTGGGTCAACGCGTGCAACACGCTGATTCGAGCCGGTGACGAGAACCCGACAATCGAGTTCAGAACGAAGCGCGAGGCGCGGCCGTGGATCGTAGAGAAAAAGGTGGTCAACGTATTCGCGCCGAAGTCGGGCTTTACGGTCGCGACCTACGCGGACGGCTCCGCGATCCCGGACGAGGTCATCCGGTTCCTCGCGATTGACCGGCAGCAAGATCATTTCTGGGCCGAGGTCGGAGCGTTCTCAACCGCGCAGGGTCCGCGATACCGGCAACTCTGGTTCGGCCGCATCGACACCCGCGACCAGCTGCGCGAGTTGCAGATCCGCTACCGCGTGCCGGATGCGTGCGTGGCGCAAGACCGAGGCTACCGGCCGAGCGACGTCGACAAAGACTGCATGGACTTCGGTTGGCGCGGGATGCGCGGCTTCGCCCGCAAGACGTGGACAATGCGCGACGAGGCGACTGGGCAGATGGTCAACTATCCGTTCAGCGATCCTCAAGTTTCGGACTACCGCGGCGGCGACGTCTATTTCTACAACTGGAGCGGCGATTGGTTTAAAGACATCTTGAGTCTCGCGCTCGAAGGCAAGGGCGACCTCAAGTGGGAACTGCCCGAGGACGTCAATCCGTTGTACCTTGAGCACCTAAAGGGTGAGCACAAGGTCGAGATCCGGCCGGGCGTTTGGGAGTGGCGCGAGACGAAGAGCAACGCTGCGAATCACGGACTTGATACAAGCGCGATGCTGCTTTGCATCGCGACCATAGCAGGCGTCCTGCGCTACACGCCCAAATCGGACACGGTGTAAGATTTTTACGCCGTGCGCTAGGGCATGGCGATGGACAACCCATTTCTGGGGATCGACAGCGCAACGCTCGCGACGCTCAAGACGGAGACGATTGCGGCGATCCGGGCGTGCCTGCTCAATACGAGCTACTCGCTCAACGGGAAGAGCGTGACCCGCGCTGACCTCGGCCGGCTCAACGAGATGCTCGGGCAGATTCAAGCGGCTATCGACGACGCGAACGGCGATACTGACACGGTCACTTTTGTATCTTTTAACGGGAACTGATTATGGACGTGCCTCCTTTCAACTTTCAGAAGGTCATCCAGAATCGCCCTTGGTTCGAGCGTGCGCTCGAGACGGTCGCTCCAAGTTATGCGCTGAAGCGCCTTGAGGCTAGAATCCAGCGGGAACTCTTCGCGTACAACGCGGCGATGACCGACCGTATCTACGCGCCGAAACAATGGGGACAACCTAGTGAAAGCACGCAGACGACGCGGGACAGAATCGTAATGCTTTGGGAGGCACGCGACCTCGTGGAGAATTTCCCGCAGGCTCGCGAGATCACGCGCAAGTTCTCACTCTATTGCACGCCGCAGGAGTTCTCGGCGATGACCGGGGACCGGACGTACAACAACATCGTCAACGAGTTTTTCCACGATTGGTGCAAACGTGCCGACGTCACCGGCCGGCACTCGTTCCGCAAGCTCGTGCAGATCGGCTGCGAGGAGCGCCCGGTTGACGGCGATTTCGGCTTCATCCTGCGCCGCCTCGATGACGAACTGAAGATCCAGATCGTGCCGGCAACGCGCATCGGCAATCCGAACGCGCTGACCGCCGAGCCGACGAACTATTATCAAGGCGTGATCGTGGACGAGTTCGGGCGTCCGGTCGCGTATCGCGTTTTCCGCGTCACGCGTGACGGAGTGTACTTCGACCCGGAGGACGTTCCGGCGGCGAACTTCTGCCATTACTTCGACCCGTTCCGCTCGGATCAGTTCCGCGGCGTCTCCGACTTCCACGCGTGCGCTCGGTCGGCGCGGATGCTTTACGGCATTCTCGAGGCCGAGAAGACCGGCGTCCGCTTCGCGTCGCAGCAGGCGGCGCTTGTATTCTCCGACAAGAGCGCGGCGAATCCGCGGAACCTCTTCACGCCGAATCCGTCGATCCAGTTGCCGAGCGGGCAGAATCAGAAGAACGAACTCTCCGAAGTCGGCATGATCCGCTACTTCGGAACCGCGGACCGCATCGAGGTGATGCCTTCGCGCCCGTCGCAGGCGTTCGCTGGCTTCGTGCAGCACTTGATGCACGAGATCGCCATCGGCATCGGCATCCCGCAAGGCGTCTTGTTCGGGACTCAAGACTTCAAGGGTCCGAGCGTGCGCGCCGAGTTCGCCGCGGCTGACCGCGTCTTTACGCGCCATCAAGGCGTGCTCGTGGACAAGGTGCTCGATCCGATCAAGAACGCGGTCATCCTCGACGCAATCGCCCGCGAGCAGATCCCGCCACCGCCGCTGCAAGCCGGCGAGTCAATGGTGCAGGCTTTGCGCCGTGCGACCCGCGGCGAATGGCGCTTCCCGCCGAAGATTACCATCGACGTCGGTCGCGAGTCGGCGGCGAACATGAACGAGAACCGGCAGGGCGCGAAGTCGCTGCAAGAGATCGCCGCCGAGCAAGGCACCGACGCTTTCGGCCGTCTCGAGCAGATCGCGATGGAAGCGGCCTACGTCAAGGAGTTGGCGCAGAAGTACGAGATCCCGGAGACCGCCATCCGCATGACGACCCAGCAGTTGCCGGCGAATCCCGCGATGGCCGCTGCGCTCGGAACCGAGGTCACGCAGCAATCGGTTGACGCGGTCAACGCGACGACCGGCAAGGGAACCGTGGACAATGCGCCGGCGAACACGAGCGAAGGCGCAACGCCCGACGCTCCGGTCGAGCAGGTCAACGCCTCTGCCGATCTGATCACGGTGAACTTCGCGGAGGACTCATATGTGCCGAACGACCGGATGGCGGCGAACGCTCGCCGGGCGCTCGAGGTCCGCGCATCGAAGCCGCCGTCGCAGCGTGGAATGACCGCGGTCGGTCTCGCTCGCGCCCGCGACATCCAGAACAAGAAGCCGTTGTCAGCCGATACCGTGCGCCGGATGAAGGCGTACTTCGACCGCCACGAGATCGACAAGCAAGGCTCGACGTGGGACGAGCAAGGCAAGGGCTGGCAGGCTTGGAACGGCTGGGGTGGTGACGCCGGCCAAACGTGGGCAAACGCCATCGTCGAGCGGCTCAACAAACAGCGCACCGAGAACAGCGCCGAGCAGCGGGAAAAGGTGCAGTTCAGCGCCGCGACCGAGATCCAGCTTGCGATCAAGCAGCCGCCCGCGAATGCGAACGACTGGCTGACCGCCGTCGAGCAATACCGCAAGGAACTCGACAAGCGCAGCGCCGCGCACGTTGCGCCGTTCGTGCTCGGGAAAACTGCCGCGCAACTATTCGAGGCGAAGAAGTTCGATCTACCGACGCCGAACGCCGGCGAGACGCACGACGACTTCATGGCGCGTTGCATGGCTGATCCGGTCGCAACGGCCGAGTTTCCGGACGCGGAGCAACGCACCGCGGTCTGCATGAGGCAGCACGAAGGCAAACTTCAAAAGAAATCTTGAACATGGACACCCAGACCCAGATCGACCGGCTGATCGAACTTGCGATCATTCAGCGCAGCGAACTTAAGCAACTCGTCGAGCAGTTGCCGCAGCTGCGCGAGCATCTGAATTCCGAGGTGGAAAAGGTCTTTGACGAGACCGAGCCGCAGCTGCGCGCCGAGCTTGAGGAATGGACCACAAAGCAAGCCGCCGACAAGACCGCGGCGCTGGGGGTCGCGCTCGAGGCGAAGATCGCCGACCTTGCCAAGAGTCTCGAGGTGAGCACGCAAGCGCGTTACAACGCGATCATCGCGGAGCGCGAAGAGAACTCGCGCCTTGCCGCGCAAGCCGAGGCCAAGATTGCCGACCACGCCGCCAGCCTGCCGGGCGCGGTCAAGGAGATCGTCACGGCCGAACTCGCACGCTTCCCGCGTGCCGGTGAGATCGAGCAACTGCGGAAGGAATTCGCGGAACCTCGCGGCCTCAATCCTCGCGGCAAGTGGCAAGCCGGCGAAACCTACAACAAGCTCGATTTCGTCACGATCAACGGCGACAGCTACGCGTCGAACATCGACAACAACCGCACGCGGCCGTCGCGGTCTTCGGCTGACTGGACTCTCGTTGCGGCTCGCGGCACGGGCGGCGGCGGTGGTCCGACCTCGCTCTCCGAACTGACGACCGTTCCGAGCGATGGCGACGTACTGATCGGCAGCGGCACCTCGTGGGTCACGTCGAACCTGACCGCGGGCGCCGGCATCTCGATCACGGTCGGACCCGGCGCGATCACGATCTCGGCGACCGACGGCGACATCACGCTCGACGACGGCACCGCGGCTTCGCCTTCGCTGCACTTCACTAACGATCCCGACACCGGCATCTATCGTCCCGCCGCGAACACGCTCGGCATTTCAACGAGCGGCGTGCAACGGATGTACGTTGACGAGAACGGCATCACGACGGTCGGCGCTGGCGCGACGTTTGACGGAAGCGTTCACGCTGCCAACGGCAACGCGAACAACCCGTCGCTATCGTTCACCGGCGATCAGGACACCGGCTTTTTCCGGCATCAGCCGAACGAGATCGGGATCGCGCTCGGCGGCACGCAGTACGCGACGCTAACATCGACGACGTTCAGCATCACGCCGGTCGTAACGATGGCGAGTTCGCTGCGCGTCAACGGCACCACCGACAGCAGCAGCAAGGACACCGGCGCAATCATCACGGAAGGCGGGCTAGGCGTGGAGAAGTCCGCGAGTATTGGCGGCAACCTGACGGTGAGCGGGACGGGGCAAAGTAGCTTAAGCTCCTCATCTGCGTTGTTCGCGGTTGGCACCAGCTCACCCACTTCCACCAACTCAGTCGGCGTCCCTCAAATCACGGCGGAAAGTGACCTTTACTCCTCCGTAGCCTCCATCGCGCATAATACGACCGACGGAAATTATGGTTTTTTCTTA